TCAATAAAATGCTGAAAGGAGAGAAAAAGGAATGAATAGACTAAGAATAATAAAAATAGCACTCCTAATCGTCATCTTGGCGGAAGAGATTAGAAATGCTATGCATGCTGTAAAAGTGGAGAAAATTTTAAAATCTCCGTTTAGTTAATACAGGTTTTTACAAAAGCTTTACCATAGGCGGACAAACTAATTGAGCCTTTTTTGATGTCTATTACCCAGGGGCTGTAATGTAACTTTAATACTTCAAATTCAATGCCAGAAAGTTTACTTATTGTTTCTAGGTTGTGTCCTGACTTTAACATTCTTTTAACAAATTCTAATCCCGAAACAAATCTTTGTTTTTCTATAATCTTATTAAAGTGATTTAAAAACTGAGGAGCATAAAACTTATTATAAATTCCTTTTTTTGTTAAGTAAGACATGTCAAAAGTTTCATTTAAAACCCCTAACCTTACTAGGTTATTAATTGAAATTTCGGTTGATTCTATATCTAACGGAGAGTCTTTTATTAACGTGTCCGATATATTCATACCGTCATTCTTTGGGTTTAAAACCGCTCTATATTTAACGGCAGGATGTACTTCGTGATTCTTTAAATGTTTTAAAAGAATAGCATCATTTGGGGATAATTGTTTAATTATTTCAACAAATGAATGGTGGGTTAATGAGTTTTTTCTGTCATCCATAGATGATGCTATTAGTTTTGCGAACATATTACTTAAAGTTTTTTCACTAATGTAAAACTTTGAAGCTTCTAGAGCAGGACCTAGAAGAGAAAATTGTGGTTCTTGTAAATTATTTTCAGGTACAGAAGATATTTCTTTTTTAAATTGTTCTTTGAATTTTTCAAATTCTACTTCTCTTTGATAAATAACTTTATCCACATAAAGGTGGAATTTCCCAAAGACAAGTTCCCAAGTTTTAGAGAATGTTTCTACAGGCCCTTTTGATGCGCCTTCAATAATTTTATCAATACCTTTACCTAAAATAGGATCCATAATTATTCACCCCCAATCTAACGCAATAGCGATAACAAAATTATACCAGAAAGGAGATAACGAAATGGCAACATTTAGAACGATAAAAGAAAGTGGCGATTTTGTAACTGTGCATAAATCTTTTGTGTTCGATAGTAATTTAAGTGCTAAAGCTAAAGGGATATTATTGTATTTCCTAAGTCGTCCTGACAATTGGCAAATATACACGTCAGAAGTAGTTAAACATATGAATGATGGACAAAAATCAATCAATAGTGGCGTTCAAGAACTTATGGATAATAAATATGTTCACAGAATACAAAAAAGAGCTGAAAACGGTGTGTTTAAAGGTTTTGAATACTTAGTTTACGAAAAACCAACCGAAATGCCATTTTCGGCAAACGGATTATCGGCAAACGGGTTTTCGGAAAACGGAAAAACGGAAAACCGAAAAGGGCGTACTACTAATAATAATAGTACTAATAATGATTTAACTAATAATAACAATACTAATAATGATGGAAGTATATTGTCGGGCAACCCGACTGTGTATTCCATTCCCTATAAAGAAATTATCGAATACTTAAACAAAAAAACAGGAAAGCATTTTAAACACAATACAGCTAAATCAAAAGATTTTATTAAAGCAAGATGGAATCAAGATTTTAGGTTGGAGGATTTTAAAAAGGTGATTGATATCAAAACAGCTGAGTGGCTAAACACGGATAGCGATAAATACCTTAGACCAGAAACACTTTTTGGCAATAAATTTGAGGGGTACCTCAATCAAAAAGCACAACCAACTGGCATAGATCAATTGGAACGCATGAAGTACGACGAAAGTTATTGGGATTAGGGGGATATTATGAAACCACTATTCAGCGAAAAGATAAACGAAAGCTTGAAAAAATATCAACCTACTCATGTCGAAAAAGGATTGAAATGTGAGAGATGTGGAAGTGAATACGACTTATATAAGTTTGCTCCTACTAAAAAACACCCGAATGGTTACGAGTATAAAGACGGTTGCAAATGTGAAATCTATGAGGAATATAAGCGAAACAAGCAACGGAAGATAAACAACATATTCAATCAATCAAACGTTAATCCGTCTTTAAGAGATGCAACAGTCAAAAACTACAAGCCACAAAATGAAAAACAAGTACACGCTAAACAAACAGCAATAGAGTATGTTCAAGGCTTCTCTACAAAAGAGCCAAAATCATTAATATTGCAAGGTTCATACGGAACTGGTAAAAGCCACCTAGCATACGCTATCGCAAAAGCAGTTAAAGCTAAAGGGCATACGGTTGCTTTTATGCACATACCAATGTTGATGGATCGTATCAAAGCGACATACAACAAAAATGCAGTAGAGACTACAGACGAGCTAGTCAGATTGCTAAGTGATATTGATTTACTTGTACTAGATGATATGGGTGTAGAAAACACAGAGCACACTTTAAATAAACTTTTCAGCATTGTTGATAACAGAGTAGGTAAAAACAACATCTTTACAACTAACTTTAGTGATAAAGAACTAAATCAAAATATGAACTGGCAACGTATCAATTCAAGAATGAAACACAATGCAAGAAAAGTAAGAGTAATCGGAGACGATTTCAGGGAGCGAGACGCATGGTAACCAAAGAATTTTTGAAAATTAAACTTGAGTGTTCAGATATGTACGCTCAGAAACTCATAGACGAGGCACAGGGCGATGAAAATAAGTTATATGACCTATTTATCCAAAAACTTGCAGAACGTCATACACGCCCCGCTATCGTCGAATATTAAGGAGTGTTAAAAATGCCGAAAGAAAAATATTACTTATACCGAGAAGATGGCACAGAAGATATTAAGGTCATCAAGTATAAAGAGAATGAGAATGAAGTTTATTCGCTCACAGGAGCCCATTTCAGCGACGAAAAGAAAATTATGACTGATAGTGACCTAAAACGATTTAAAGGCGCTCACGGACTTCTATATGAGCAAGAGCTAGGTTTACAAGCAACGATATTTGATATTTAGAGGTGGACGATGAGTAAATACAACGCTAAGAAAGTTGAGTACAAAGGAATTGTATTTGATAGCAAAGTAGAGTGTGAATATTACCAATATTTAGAAAGTAATATGAATGGCACTAACTATGATCGTATCGAAATACAACCGAAATTCGAACTACAACCTAAATTTGGGAAACAAAGACCGATTACGTATATAGCTGATTTCTCTTTGTGGAAGGATGGCAAACTGGTCGAAGTTTTAGATGTTAAAGGTAAGGCGACTGAAGTTGCCAACATCAAAGCGAAGATATTCAGATATCAGTATAGAGATGTGAATTTAACGTGGATATGTAAAGCACCTAAGTACACAGGCAAAACATGGATTACTTACGAGGAATTAATTAAAGCAAGACGAGAACGCAAAAGAGAAATGAAGTGATCTAATGCAACAACAAGCATATATAAACGCAACGATTGATATAAGAATACCTACAGAAGTTGAATATAAGCATTTTGGTGATGTGGATAACGAAAAAGATGCGCTGGCAGATTACTTATATAACAATCCTAACGAAATACTAGAGTATGACAATTTAAAAATTAGAAACGTAAATATAGAGGTGGAATAAATGGCAAGAATTACCAAAGAAACAAAAACTGTAAGCGACGGTTATTCAAGAGAAGACCGAGAAACGACATTGAACTATGATTACGAAAATCAAGAATGGATTGCTTACTCATCGGTACCGACACATATTACTAGAATGACAAAGTTGTACGGCGATGATGTAGAGGTATTGGAACGATTAGAATCTGGGACTGCGGTATTGGTTAGGGCGAAACTACCTAAAAGCGCAATAGGTTTTAGAAAATTAATGTCTGAAGAGCGACGACAAGAATTATCTGAGAGAGCAAAAAGAGCTTTTGGTCATTAGTGCTCGTGAATATAGGGCGAAAAACGACCAAAAAGACACACTAATACTTTTTAGGATAAATAACATCCGGAGAAAAAAACATGAGCTTTAAAAATTTTAACACAGGATAAATACAGAGGTGGAATAAATGAGTATCGTAAAGATTAACGGTAAACCATATAAATTTACCGAACATGAAAATGAATTGATAAAAAAGAATGGTTTAACTCCAGGAATGGTTGCAAAAAGAGTACGAGGTGGCTGGGCGTTGTTAGAAGCCTTACATGCACCTTATGGTATGCGCTTAGCTGAGTATAAAGAAATTGTGTTATCCAAAATCATGGAGCGAGAGAGCAAAGAACGTGAAATGGCTAGGCAACGACGTAAAGAGGCTGAGCTAAGAAGAAAGAAGCCACATTTGTTTAATGTGCCACAAGTGCATCCAAGAGGACGTTATGCGTGCTACCTGATGGAAAACGACATATTCGTGAAAGTTAAGAAGTAGATCATGACAGATAACGCACGCAAAGAATACCTAAATCAATTCTTTGGATCTAAGAGATATCTGTATCAAGATAACGAACGAGTGGCACATATCCATGTAGTAAACGGCACTTATTACTTTCATGGGCATATCGTGCCAGGTTGGAAAAGTGTTAAAAAGACATTTGATACTGCTGAAGAGCTCGAAATATATATAAAGCAACATGGTTTGGAATACGAAGAACAGAAGGAACTAACTTTATTTTAGAGGAGGTTATGAAAGTGAACTATGAAACAGGGTTCCAACTAGGTGTAATGGAAGCTAGGTTGAAGAAGATGAGAAAACAACGTGATGCGTGCAAGAAGCAACGTGATGAGCTTATCGTGGATATAGCTAAGTTAAGAGAGCGTAACGAAGAGCTGGAGAACATGTGGCGCACAGTCAAAAATGAATTGCTTGGAAGATACGAATTTTACCGTTTTAGACTTAACGAACTACAGATTGAGAGTAGAGCGAACAAGGCAGTAGCTATAAACATGGGAGCTAAAATCAACGCAAGTGCTATATTGTACCGAATGGACAAATTAGACGGAACAAATGAGTTCTACGAATTTTTAGGACAAATGGAGGATGACACTAATGAATAACCGTGAACAAATAGAACAGTCCGTTATAAGTGCTAGTGCGTATAACGGCAATGACACAGAGGGATTACTAAAAGAGATTGAGGACGTGTATAAGAAAGCACAAGCGTTTGATGAAATACTTGAGGGTTTACCTAATGCTATGCAAGATGCACTCAAAGAAGATATTGAACTTGATGAAGCAGTAGGGATTATGACGGGTCAAGTTGTCTATAAATATGAGGAGGAGCAGGAAGATGAAAAAATTTAATGTTCAAATCACATACACTGGCATGATTGAAGAGACTATCGAGGCTGAAAGTTTAGACGAAGCAGAAAATGAGGCGCATGATATTGCGAGAATGGAAGTGCCATTTGATTGTGATGAGTATGAAATTTATGTAGATGTGGAGCAGGAAAATGACTAACACATTACAAGTAAAACTATTATCAGAAAATGCTAGAATGCCCGAACGAAATCATAAGACAGATGCAGGTTATGACATATTCTCAGCCGAAACCGTCGTACTTGAGCCGCAAGAAAAGGCAGTGATTAAAACAGATGTAGCTGTAAGTATACCAGAGGGCTATGTCGGGCTATTAACTAGCCGTAGTGGTGTAAGTAGTAAAACGTATTTAGTGATTGAAACAGGAAAGATAGACGCGGGATATCATGGCAATTTAGGGATTAATATCAAGAATGATATTGAAACGTTAGAGATTTGGGATGATGGTAACTTTAGTCGAAATGTTGCTGGGATAGACGGAAAGTATGCCCCACCACATCCATCAGATAAAATTTTATTTATGAATGGTAGTTATGTCATAAACAAAGGCGACAAACTAGCTCAATTGGTTATCGTGCCTATATGGACACCGGAACTAAAGCAAGTGGAGGAATTCGAGAGTGTTTCAGAACGTGGAGCAAAAGGCTTCGGAAGTAGCGGAGTGTAAAGACATCTTAGATCGAGTCAAGGAGGTTTTGGGGAAATGATACAATACTTAGTTACAACATTCAAAGATTCAACAGGACGTAAGCATACACACATAACTCGAGCTAAGAGCAATCAAAGCTTTACAGTTGTTGAGGCAGAGAGTAAAGAAGAAGCAAAAGAGAAGTACGAGGCGCAAGTTAAAAGAGATGCAGTTATTAAAGTGGGTCAGTTGTTTGAAAATATAAGGGAGTGTGGGAAATGACGGATGTTAAAATTAAAACTATTTCAGGTGGAGTTTATTTTGTAAAAACAGCTGAACCTTTTGAAAAATATGTTGAAAGAACGGTAAATTTTAATGGTTTTATTTACGTAAGTAATATAATCAAACAGCCAACGTATATTAAAACAGATACGATTGAATCAATCACACTTATTGAGGAGCGTGGGAAATGAATCAGCTGAGAATTTTATTACATGACGGTAGTAGTTTGATATTACATGAAGATGAATTATTTAACGAAATAGTATTTGTTTTGGACAATTTTAGAAATGATGATGACTATTTAACGATAGAAAAAGATTATGGCAGAGAACTTGTATTGAACAAAGGTTATATAGTTGGGATCAATGTTGAGGAGGCAGACGATGATTAATATTCCTAAAATGAAATTCCCGAAAAAGTACACTGAAATAATCAAAAAATATAAAAATAAAACACCTGAAGAAAAAGCTAAGATTGAAGATGATTTCATTAAAGAAATTAATGATAAAGACAGTGAATTTTACAGTCCTATGATGGCTAATATGAATGAACATGAATTAAGGGCTATGTTAAGAATGATGCCTAGTTTAATTGATACTGGAGATGACAATGATGATTAAACAAATACTAAGACTATTATTCTTACTAGCAATGTATGAGTTAGGTAAGTATGTAACGGAGCAAGTATATATTATGATGACGGCTAATGATGATGTAGAGGCGCCGAGTGACTTCGCAAAGTTGAGCGATCAGTCTGATTTGATGAGGGCGGAGGTGTCAGAGTAGATGATGTGGTTAGTCATAGCAATTATATTACTAGTCATCTTATTGTTTGGTGTGATGTTGCAAGCTGAACAGTTAAAAGGCGATGTGAAAGTTAAAGAGCGGTAGATAGAGATATTAAGAAGTAGATTGAGACATTTTGAAGATTAAACATATTTGTACGGAGGGTATTCATGACTAAAAAGAAATACGGATTAAAAT